TGGTTATCTCCTAGGTCAATTGGATAGTGCACATAATGGTGTCCGGGTTAATCTCCCACTGGATGCCGCAAATCGTGAGTGTGTCATATGCGCCACCGTTCAGGCTCGCATTCTGCACCCGCACCGACTTAAAAAGTTCAAGGCTCTTAGCGGTCGTCAAATCGTTCGCGGCATTCCACCGCAACTCTTTCGCACGATGGTAGGTCGTGCCATAGAACCCGGCGAGGCTCTCGACCCCGGTGTAAATGTTGTTTACGAACCGGGCGGAGTCAGACCAGCCCGGTTGACCAAACCACGAATAGAGGAACCCGTTGGTGTCCTCAGTGTCGCCGCTGAAGTAGGTCATCGTGTCCGTCAGGCTTGTGACCTCAAAGAAACAGAACGCATCCGCATACAACTTCGCACCGATAGCAAAGTTAGTGCCACCCGACCGCAAGAAAGTGACACGCAGTTTCGCCGTCACCGCTGTAGCCGGGGCAGTACCCGAATGACTAGCCGCATACCAAGTGCGGATGTTCGTCATCGTCACCGGGGTGCCCGTAATCGTGCTAATCACAGCACCGTTGTCGTCGTACCAGATGATGTCCGCGCGAAGTTGTGCATCAGTTGCGGTCGTGTACCGTGCGCCACGGACGAGGAACTTGTAACCATATCCGGCAATCACCGGGATGCCCTCACCGCCGTCATGGTTGTACATCACATTCGTGTTCGGCCCGGCGACGAGGAAAGTCCTACGCATCGCATAGTCGCCATCATACGCATCAAAAGGTGTCGCCTCAAGGCTTGGCTTGAACCTACGGATAGTCGATGTCGCGGATGAGTCCACGAGATAACCGTTCGTGTCATACTCGACCGTCGGGTTCCAACACAGGTTGATGTCACGCTTCACATTGTGAGTATTGAACTCCATCGGGGCACGAGTGACCAAAGTCGCAAGGCGCTCGCCGTAAGTCTCCACGCTCGTCGCATCCGATGCAGTCACCTGCTCGTCAGCGAACACACGCAGTTTTGGGTTATTGGATGCACGAATCATCGAACGGTTGTCTGCCGTGATGATATTGCTCACATCGGTCGATGACGACATGGCCACAATGTCCGTGTAGTGGTTCGCGGCCGCATCCGAGTCACTGAAGTCACCCAGCGAAGTGCCGTCGTAATAGTCCAGTTGGACACCGCCAGCAGGGGGATGGTTCGTCGTAGGCGATTCCGCCGTTGAATACCAGACCGGGCTGTTCGCAAAATCGGTGGCGCAAATCATGTCCAAGTGTTCGGCGACAGTCACCTGCTCGTCAGTCTGACCGACATCCATCGACGAGAAACCAGCATCGTACTCGATGAGGTTGTAAGTGCTAGCGATGGCATCGTTCAACTTGTCCACCGCAGCAGCGGCCGTCATGTTGATGCCGTACACCGATGTCATCGGGTACACGAGCGACCCGGACACCGTCGTGTTCGCTGCCACAGCCACCCAGTCCGATGCCGTCAAAGTCGTGACCTCGTATGAGCGACCCGGTTCGTTATCGTCGAACACGGTCGCCACCGACTTATCGGAAACATACCCCGACCAAATGTCTGTCCCGGTGATGCGGACACGAACCCACCAGCCGATGCTGACATCGGTTGACAGGTTGTTGAACATGGCGGTCATCATGCCCACAGCGGTCTCGGACTCGCCAGCAATAGCCGCCTGAGTGCCGCGCGTTGCCGTCGCGTTCAATAGATCGGCGGACAGGTTCACCCATGTTGGGGTCACATCAGTGTTGTCGGCGACCTCGATGCTGACATCGCCGTACAGGGGTTCAGTCCACACCATTATCGACGACCGTTCATTCGGTTGTAATCCTTGAGTACTCGGGCGACGGACTTGCCGGCGGATACCGAATCGACCGGGGTGTTAAAGTTCACGGTGATGCCCTTGCTAGAGAACTTGCTAGAGGACTTGCCCTCGACAGCCGAGCCGGGAACCTCCAGCACACCACCACGCGACGGAATCTGCACATTCCCAGACTCAGGGCTGCGGAAAGTCGCAGCATCCTCGCCGACCTTTTTGAACCAGCCGTGCACCGTCTCCAGCACATCAGCGACACCGATAAGGAACCCCAGCAGAGTCTCAATGGAATCCACCAAGTCCTCAATCGTGGCCTGACCATCCTCGGAAGTAATCCAAGTACTAAAGTCCTCAAACTTCTGCACAAAGTCCTCTAGAGCCTGTTTGCCCTCGGGGGACTCCAGCCAGTCCGCAAACTTCTGACCCAGCGTGTCCACAGCCGGCAACAGTGCCGTTCCAATCTGTTCCTGCAAATCCTCGAACTTGAGTTTGACCTTATCCCAGTCAGACACGGCAGCCTCAGCAGTACCACCAACCTGCGACTCGACCGCTTTCATAATCAAACCCTGCGCAGCATAAAGGTCATTAGCCTCAACCAGTGCACGGATTTTCTTCTTCTCCGCCTGGGTGAAAGTGACACCCGAACGAGTCAACGCGGTCAAACCCTTGAGGGGGTCTTGCAGCGCCTTACCCAGTTGTTTCGCGTTTCCCTCAATGTCCCCAAACCCGGCAGCAGCTAGATCAGCGGCCGCAACGGTAGCCCGGTCAAAGATGTCGCCGGTCAGGTTTGCGGACTTCGCCACAGCCTTGAAAGTGAGCAGAATGCCCTGTGCCGACTTAATAACCTCATCGTCGACACCGACCTTCATCATGGTCGCCTCAGCGAACTCCTGCATGCGCGTAGTGCCCTCGCGAGCATACTTACCGAATACGCCGGAAGTGTCAGCGAGTTGGCGCAGTTTGCGGTCAGCCTTGCGAGCCTCCTCACCCATCGCCACCACATCAGGGATGAAGTTAGCGAGCGCCGCAATACCCGACAAAATCGCAGTAACACCAAGGCCGCCAATGCCGAGAGCCAGTTTGCCGAACTTGTCGACACTGTCGCCAGCCTTACGCATACCACGCTGGAAGTTGCTAGTCTGCGCGGTCAGCGTGACCATCATGTTACCGCTTGCCATGCAATACCCCCAGAGTCTTAGTGATCGCCTTATGTTCTGCGACCGTTAATTGTTTGTATTCTGCCGGGCTAATGTGTGCCATGATGACGAACGCCGCCATGTCCTCAGCCCGGGCTTCCCTTATGCTTTTTTTTCCTCGTCCACCTCACCGAACAGGATGGCGTTCATCTCCGACGACGGCAAATTCCTAGCATCGTCGATGGTGAAAGTCGGGTCAGCCTTACGCTTCACAATCCACACCAGGGCGGTGCGCAGTTTAGCCGCACCCGGCTTAGTGGTGTCAGCGATGAACGACACAGGAAGCCCTGCATAGTTCTCAATGTCCTCGATATCTCCGAGGGTAAGTGCATCAAAATCCATTAGTATCGAATCCTTTCTTTTCAATCCAATGTTTAATTCTACCCTGCCAGTACCTCACTACTGTTGGTTTGGCACTGTTGCGGCCATCACGCATGAACGGGTCAGGCCGTGTACGCTTTCCAGTCCTCCAGTTGTAATAACCGAACGAGATACGGCGACCGTACTCGCGGAAAGCATCGTTAGCCACAGGTGAACCGTCACGGTGCATTTTGGGTCGTGGGGCTTTCGGCTGTGATACCACCACACCACCGAACACGCGACGAGTCTCCGTGGCCTTTTTTATTTTTACTTTCTTAGATGCGTACCCTCGAATCGACCGGGCAAGGCGACCAGTCAGGACAGGGGCACGGCGACCAATATGGCGAGCCGTAATGATCGCGCTCTCTTTAATCCATTTTTCGAACTCGTTGCGTTCCATGCCCATAGCCATGAGAGCGCGGCGAGTTTCCCAGACCCCTTGGACTTGGGTACGCCCGAGCCGGTCAGTCGACAGACTGACACGAGCCCGGGGCGCACTAGCCAAGATTACGGGGTGGTGTCGAGGGTGACATCTCCGACAACATCCATGCGGACACCATCGAACGAGAAAGTGCCGTCAGCCGAAGCATCGCCACCGATAACGAAAGCACCCTTAGCGGGGATGCGCAGCGTACCAGTGAAGTGAGGCTGCGACGACGAGGGCGATGCGTTGCCGTGAGGTGCATAAATAAACGCGACCTCGGAACCTGCATCATCCCATGCGGCCATCCAAAACGAAGTCGTCTCGGTCGACTGCACACCCGACACTGTGAAGAACCAGTCACGACGACCACCCAAAGATGCGTCATAGAAAGTGTTCACATCCGACGATGCATCCTCCGACTGGAGAGATACCGAACTGAAGTCAGCCCAGTAGTCAGTGCCACCGATGCTCAACTTGAGCGCGTTGGCTTTAATACGAGTTGAAGTTGCCATGTTTGTCCCTTTCTAGAGTCTGGCGTTTTGATAAACAGTGAAAGTCGTACCCAGATAAACGACACCGTTGATGTCGACACCACCCGGTGCGGCAATCTCCGACAGGTAGAACCCCGGCGCATCATGAACCGCAATCAGCAGCTCCTCCACGAAAGTGTCCAAGTTGTCCGTCATGGCCTTGTTCGTAGCGGTCTGCACGGCCACGGTCACATCGAACCCGACCCGGTACTCGCCATAAGCTTCACCGGATGCAATCCACGAAGCCCCAGAGGGCTCAAGGATGGCACACGGCAACGCAGCGCGTTCCGGCACATTATCGTAGACATGAAGCCCGGTATCGGACAGCAGAGCCTCCAGAGCGTTACGAGCCTCCGCGATCATGCGATGCCTAAGCCCACATAAGGGCGCAGAATCGGGTACACGCCCACCATCGGGTCACGAGCAACACGGATGGCTTGGCCGCCGTCCATGCTCGCAAACTGGCTCACACCATTAGGTGCACTGCGACGGTGGTACAGTTCCGACCCGCATTCGAGGTGGGCACGGTTCAGCACCTCAGCAGGGATGGTGGCACTGCCCGCATATGTTGCGACCAATGCCACCGCCTCATGCCAGCAAGCGTCGATGAAGTCATCATCGGCAGCACCATGTGCACCGACGTAGGCCTTTAGGCCGTCGTAGTCTTCAGCAACGTGAGGCATGAGGTTCCCTTACTGTGATTAGGAGCGAACGATGGGGACGATAGCCTTAGGCAGTTCGTCTGCAACAGCGGTGTAGGTCGAGATGCTGTAAGCGTTCGTCAGGTTGATTTCGTTCGAACCCGACAGGCGCAGAGCAGCCGACTGGTACTGACGGAGAGCAGCACCGTTCACGAAAGCACATTCGTCCTTGTTGACTGCATCCAGCGACGAGTCAGCAATAACGGTGATGCCAGCAATCTGACCGCGCAGACCAGCAACGTTCACAGTTCCGACGTTGTTAACGCCAGCACCATCGACCAGGAGAACCGGACGACCGTCCGAACCCTGCAACGCAGCAATTTCCTTGAACGTAGCAGTGTCAACAATCATGGCCTCGAGGGGGAGACCGATAAGGTCGAACTTGCCAGCAGCATCGACGATGCCACCGAGGAAGTCGTTGTAGGTTGCGCTGGTGGCTTCAATCGAAACAGTGTTCGATGCAGTCACCTGAGCAGCGTGAACGGTCTTGTAAGCGGCGACGAGTTCAGCGTGCAACTTGTTACCCAGGCCGATAGCCTGACCGCGCAGCATGGTGTCCAAGTAGTTGACAGTGCTACGGTCGATGACCTGACGGCTAATCTGTGCGTAGTTGCCGACGGTCTTGATAGCGACGTTGTCGGTCTCGATGTCAATCTCGTAGTAACCGAGGTCGTCACCTTCAGCAGCCTGAACAGCAGTGCCGTCAGTAACCGAAGCGAGGCGAGCAAAGTCAATGGTCAGACCATCAACAGGGGTCACGCCGGAAGCGAACACCGACGACAGGGGGTTAGCGGCCTGAACGAGCGCAACCAAGTCGCGGTCGATGGGGGTCGTAACCGATTCAGCAGTGGTCGCACCAGTGTAAGCACGAACAGCAGCCTCGTCACCCTTAGCGATAGCCTTCAGGAACTGACCAGCCGAACGAGTGTCGACAGCAGGGACTGCCTCACGCTTCAGTTCAGCCATTTCGCGCTCAACGAGCGCAACACTTTCACGAACCTCGGCGAGGTCGGAAAGTACGGGAGTGATGTCCTCCATTTTTTCCTCCATTAGAGTAGCCGAGTCGGGACTCTCCCGGTCGGAATCTTCTTCGCGCACTTCAGCGATCACTGCACCGTCGTACCAAGGGAACGCGACGACACTGACTTCACGCACGAACGCATCGGTGACGACACGGACACCGTCACGCATTTCGGCATCGCGCATCTCAAAGCCGACACTGAAACGGTCAACGACACCGTCCTTAAGCAGGGTGTACGCTTCATCGCCGCGAGCAGTCTCCGAAATACGCGCAGTAATCTCGAAACCGTCAGCAGTGTGACGGCCAGACAGAATCTTGCCGATGGGTTCCTTGTGCTGCCAGAACAGTTTGCCACTGTCCTCAAGGGTGACAGCATCCCGGGCAAACATCTCACCGTTGCTAACCTGCTCATAAGGGACAGCCAGACCAGTCACCTCACGCGTCTCCGCGTTGAACCGTACCTGCATTTCACGAGTTTCCACTAGTTACCTCCAAGGTTCTCGATAGCTCGCACCTCATCAGTCGACATCCAACCGTTCTGGATAGCGATAGCGTGTGCCTGATACCGGGTAAGCGTGTCCGACTTCAGCAGCTGCTCGGTCGCAATTCGTGCCTCAAGACCGCGAGGCAACAGTGCCGTCAGAGCGTTCTCAAGTTCGACGATGTAGTTCTGCAAGGTGAAGCGAACGAAACTGATGTATTCCTGTTCGACATTCGTGTAAGTCATCGACGAACCGTCCAGAGCAGCAGCAAGCATCTGGGGGCTGATGCCGAACAGTCGCGCGATCGTCGTCGTATTGAACTTTTGCGACTCGATGAACTGCAAGTCCACCGGGTTGAGATACATGGGCGTGTAGTTGATACCGTTGCCCAGAACAGCGACACCATGCTTAGCACCGGCGGTCGCATTCCATGCATCCTTTGCGGCGGTCGCTTGGTCGACGCTCAACGGCTGGTCGGTACGCAGCACACCCGACGGCACGCCACTGTCCGAGAACCAAGTGGACTGATAATCGCGTGTGTCCTTAGCCGCCAACAGTTCAGCATTAGCGGCCTGAATCGGTCCAAGACCGTACAGGTTCCCCGGCACACGCAAATAGGCGAGGTGCTGGATGTCACTCTTGGAATACTGGACAGTGCCCCGGTAAGTGTACCCGGCAAGCGTGCCGTCGTCATTCGCCTGAATCTGCACATCGAAAGGGTTAAGAACATCGACACCGATGGTCTCACCGCGAGCATTACGAGTCGCCAACAGGTAAGCGTTACCCGACAACGACAGCGAATTAGTCACCTGCTCCATGAAAGCCGACCGCGTGAGAGTCAGGCTAGGCGAGCGCATCCAAAGGGGCGAAGCCACCTGTAAATCGTCTCGGTAGGCGTGAGCCTTGAGCTGCTTCATCGCGGTCGACAGGATGCTCACAGCGCGGAACACTGAGGCAAGCGAAAGGGCATCGGTCGTCGTCACACCGGACGAGGCCGAGCGAGGCGGCAACACGATGCCGCTAGACCGCGCTTCAAGGCGCGACAAATCCACCGGGTTGACCGGGGACAGAAAGTTGTACCATGCCATTGCCTAAAGTGTATCACATTAGTACTACATTATGTAGAACAGGCGTGTCGTACTACTGGCACGACTCGCACTGAAGCAAGTCCATCGGGTCAACAGGGACAAAATAGGTGTCATTTTCCATAGACTTTCCAGTGTATCAGAACACTTGCACCTCAAGGTCGCGCAGCACATCTGCTCCCCACACGGCCAGACAGGTCGACATCACCGCATCTATCTCGATGGATGAGTTGGTGCGACTGATGCGATAATTCTCCCCGACAGCCTTACGAACAGTGCGCGGAATCTGCACCGACAACAGCGGGTCAGCCGCGTGGCGTAGTGATCGCCGGGCAAGGCGGGCATAGAGCAACGACGATGCGTTGACGACATCACCGAGGCTTGCAGTCTCCACCGGGATACCGCGCATCTTCATCTCTTTAGCAAGGTCACGCAACGAATACGAATCGACGATGATGGCCCGGGGTGCGTGTTGCATTAGTTGGGTGCAGACCGATAGCAAACGCTCGAGGGTCGGCTTGACCAGTGAGGCGACAACCTCGGTGTGAATGACATCGTCGGGGGTCTTGACGGCCACGGTGACGGTCGCATATTCCCAGCCGGGGGTCTTGTCGATAGCAAACACCAGCGAACCGGCCGGAAAGTCCTCACCCAGTGGCCTCTCACAGGCATGCCACAGTTCCATCGGGATGAACGCTTTATTGTCCGAGTTCACAAAACGGTTCATGCGGTACCGGATTATGTCCTCATCGGGCAGTGTGCGGACATCGGCCAGCATCGTGTCCGAGTCGATACGACCCGAGTCGAGTGCCGGGTTCGCCTGTTTCAGTAGGCGCAACAGTTCAGCATCATCCTCGGGGACAGTGTTCGACTCCGATTCCCATATCCATGCACCGAACTTCGAGAACTTAGGGTCGCCGTCTATGGCTTTGTTAGCGTTCTCATACAGGCGCGACAACAATTCCGAATCTTGGTCTCCAGCCGTCGTGATACCAGCGACGAGAGTCCCACGCCGTGCACCAGTACCCGACACGATGGCATCCCACACGCTCGGGTCTACAAGGTGAACCTCATCCACGATACCCAGACCGACCGGATAACCCTGAAGTGCGGAAGCCTTGGCCGCTTTAATCTCGTAACGGCTACCGTTCGTCACCCGGATACCGCGCGTATCCGTCAACTTCAGCATCATCTTCTCTAGTGCCGGGTTGCCGCCGATAATCTTCTGCACACGCTCGTACACGAGGCGCGACTGCTCCACATTCGACGCAACACCCAGCACCATCTGGTTAGGCGCTCTGAGGGCCGCGTAGAGGCTTAGGGCGGACATTAGTTCGGTCTTACCAGATTGCCTCCCGACCGACACCAGACACGACCTGAACCGCAGTTCACCATCGTCGTCCAACTCGGTGATGCGGCGCAGTGTCTCCACCTGCCAGTCATCCAGCCAGTACCCCAACGCTGTCCGCCACGCCAATTCGAGCACAGGCAACAGCCGGTCAATATCAGACCGGTAATCGTCCGACAATGCCGGGGTGAACCTTGCAGGGCTAAAGGGCACGGCGCAGCAACGCCTCCATCGGGTCAGCCGACGACAGCACATCGGGCTTCGCCTTGAGCAGTGAACGGTGCAACAGGCCGAACTGTGCGACCAGCGCACCAGTCACCTCGATGTCCAGTTCCCGGGCGACCGCCTGCAACGCAATAACACTCGGGGCGTGGCTGTCATCAAGCCAATCCGCAGCGTTCAGGAATGTGTCTACGGCTTCACTAAAGTTCATCGGTGCTCGTTTCTGAATGTTTAAAACTTCGGGGGTAAAAAGCGGGAAGCGGGGCGGGGTGTGGAGATGCCCCTCCAGAAAAACGGAGGGGCGTTGTTTGCTCTTTTAGAGCACGGCTAGATCATGCGGTCACATTCCATCGCGTTGATACCCATGGCTGGCGTACCATTACCCTGTCTTGTTTGCGAGAATTGCAGGCGGTGCAGGCGGCGATGAGGTTTCCTAGGTCGTGTGTTCCTCCCAGTGCTCTAGGTAGTATGTGGTCTACGGTGCCGGCCTCTTGGCCGCAGTATCCGCAAGTGAAATTGTCGCGTTCCAAGACGGCTTGTCTTGCGCGTTTCCATTCGGCTGATGATAGGTCTTTGGCGGTCATGTGAGGGATGTCCTGCGGATGAGTTGCCCGGTCATCCATGCACCGCATTCTTGGCATTGGTAGCGACGGTATTGGCCTCGTGCGTTGGTGCGTGTGCCTCTGGACTGGACGTTGATGCTGGCGCAGTTGCGGCAGGCTGTGTCGTTGTCGGTGTAGGCGGCGAGGTTGATTGTTCCGGTGATCCATGGGCGGAGTTTGTGGTGTAGGTCGACGAGTAGGTTTACATCTTGCAACTGGTATCGGCGCATGAGTTTCCATGCTTTTTCGTCGCCGGCCATGCAGTCGAGCCATAACTGGAATCCGGTGTGCTTGGTCTTGGCTCCGACACCGAGCAATTGGGCGACATAGTCGAGTTTGTTGCTGGGCATCTTGAACTGTTGTTTGACGACTTTCATGAGGTCGAGGTCACGCCATGGGCTGGGTGGCGTGTATCCGGCTTCTAGCAGCTCTCTGCGGATGTGTTTGACATCGAACGCCTGACTGTTCCACCCGACGACAATATCGGCCTCATCCATGAGGTGATGCAGCTCGTCAAGCATGGCCTTACGACCGTCGTGGTGTACCGACTTGAATATGACGGTTTTGGTTCCTGCCCATCGTGCGCCGAAACAGATGACATGGGTGTGCTCTTCGAGTTGTGAGATGGCGATGTTCTGCTGCCACAATCCCCAGACATGCGCGAGGTTGGGCGATGTCTCGAGGTCGAGGTACAGGATGCGGGCGGACATACTATGCGCCGTTGCTCGCTAGATAGTGCTCGATGGCGACGAGTCGTGCTTCGATGTCGAGGACTCGCTCGTTGAGTGTGAGGTCGATGGGGGTTTCGTCGTTCATGCTTTCTCCAAAATTTCGTCGTTGACATGGCGTAAGACATCGCAGGTGTAGCAGTCGTGCCAGCCGTCTTTTTCACAGGGGCAGTCACTGATCCACTGTTCGACGATGTTGCTGGCTTTGGCTCGGGCGAGGGTTCGGCCGATGGCGAGTGCGGTGGTTTCTTCGTGGGTGATTTTTTTGATGACTGCTGCGGGGGTGAGCCCGGTGTGGTTGTTGATGTTGCGGATGATGGTCAAGATGCGTTCACGTTCTGCCATCTGCCCGGCACGGTACTGGTCGGTCATTAGAGGATTCCTATCTGTTGGAGTATCCATGCCGCTGCGACGATGGTTCCGATATTGAGGATGATTGTTGCGAGTGCGGCCAGCATGGCGGGTGCTACTTCTTCGCTCATAGTTCACCTGCGAGGATGATGGCGAGGGCTGTGATGCCGGTCATGGCGGCGAGGGTGGTCACAGTTGACACTGCGACCGCCCAGTTTTGTAGCCGTTTGATGAGGATGTTCTGCAGCGTGATTTGTGCTTGTAGGTAGCGGATGCGGGCCGCGAGGACCGGGGTGCGTTCTTCGAAGTCGGCGACCATTAGAACGGTGCTTCGTTCGACCATGCGTTGGTGCGGGGATCCCCTGCGGCGGGGGTCAACACCTGAATGATGGCATCGTTAATCATGTAATCGAGCCCGGTTTTTGTTTCGCCGTCACGGTTGACATATTCGGACTGCTTGACGGACAGTGTGCCCATTATTTCGAGGGTCGTGCCCTCTGCGATGTCCTCTGATGTCCAGACGGTCCAATTGCGGTCGAACGATGAACCGTTGGGCAGTTTGACGAGTTCTGCGACCTTGAGGCCTTTGCCGAATGCTCGTTTGACAGTGCCGCCGACTTTTACTTCAGCCATGATTTTCCTTTGCTTGTTGTGTGTAGCACTCCCGGCAGAATCCGGTGAGGCCGTGTGAACATTCTATCAGTTCGGTGGGATGTTCGTTCTGGTGGGTGTTGGTGTTCGTGTTGCGGATGCGTTGGGCACGGTCTGCGACTGTTTCGTGTTTCTTTTTGGGGGTGTATTCGTGTGCCCAGTATTGGCGGTCTATCCAGTTGGCTGCGTATGGGATGTATCTGGCTTCTTTGGGGTATTCCTCTGACTGCATCCAACGGTCGAGTCCGTCGAGTGCTTTGAGCGCATCGGAGAGGCTCATTTTCGACCAGGAGGCCCATGCGTTTTGCTTGTCGCTCTTGCGTGGGTATCGTTCGATGAATGTCTGAAAAGTCGACTGAACCGAAAGGGTATGTATAGGTTGATTCATATGACGGTTATATGACGGTTCGGGGGTCGCTAGCGACAGGGGGGGGAGGTCTCCTGCGACCGGGGTGGGGGGGTCTCCTGCGACCGGGGTGTCGCTAAAGACAGGGGGGTCGCTAGCGACCGGGGTCAGCCTGTGCGAGGTCGTACGATCGCACCCTGCTGGGCACTCGATGAGAGTCCGGTAAAGGTTCGTTAAGCCCTCTCGTTCGACGAGTTCGACCATGCCGGTCTCGACGAGTTTGCCCATCATTTTTCGGGCGTTGCGTTCGTTGACACCTGCGTACCTGGCGAGGGTTGCCATGGCTGGCCATGCGCCTCCGTCTCCCTCATGGTTTGCGATTCCGATGAGTAGCAGCTTTGCTGTGCCGCCGATGGGGGCGTGGTGGAGTACTGCAGCGATTTTCTCTACGCTCATTCTCCCCACTCCCTTAGTACGACCAGTACGGCATCGGTTTTGATGGCTGGCATCTTGGACACGACGAGGCGTTGCACCTGCGAGTCATCATGGTACGCGACACCGTTGAGGCCGTCGAGGATGCTCTTGGCCATGTTGTCGACATCCTTTCGGGCAGTGTGACCGCCCATGATGTAGATGAAAGCGGACAGGTCCCCGGTCAGTTGCTTGTCGCCGTGCTGTTCCAGCCACGACCTACGCACATGAGCCTCCCAGTCTGCTGTCGTCTTGGGCGTGTACACGCGGCCAGTCCGGGTGAACCGTGGGCGGCCTTTAGGGACAGCCTTGCCGCTGATACGCAACTGGGTGATCATGAGAGTTCGGCTTTACGCTTCGAAAACGCCGGTTGCAGTTCGCCGGTCAGTCCGGCATCGAGTGCCTTAGCCCATAGTGCGGTCAACTCGTCGAGGGTGTTGGCGGTTGCCGGGTTGATGGTGGGCATGGGTGCTGCTTGTGCGAGTCCTGCGCTCATGCGCTGCACTTTCGCCATCTCCTCACGGCTAGCCCGCTTGTCACCGCTGTAGCCGCAGTTAGCGAGGGCACGACCGATAGCCGAGGTCTCACAGTTCTCCAATGCACTGGTTTTGTTTGCCATGCCGGCACCGTCAATCTCAAATGCCAGCCCAGAGCCCGCAGAACGGCTGTCAGCGCGGTCAAAATAGACCTCCGCATAAACTACCCACTGACCCCGTGAACGGTCGTCAGCGGTCGTCTGGTTGGCTGTGACGATGCTCCCGGTCGGGTGGTCACGCCAAAACCGTTTTAGTCGTTCCTCGACGGTCTCGTAATCGTTCAGGTTGAATTGTGCCATCAGTTCTGTTCCTCTCTGTAGATGACTTCCTGCTGTAGTTTCTGTGCTGTGTCGATAAGTTCGGCGATCATGACATCGTCGCGCTGTATCTCGTAAATCTCGGGGGCATACCATGCCGGGACGAGGCGACCGTCTGGGGTCTCAGTGCGTAACAGGTAGGCGAATACGCATAGGTCTGCGCCGGTGACATGTAACTGCCACTGGACTTGTCGACGGTACTGGATGGGGATTTGGTGGAACGATGCCCATTCTTTGCCTGTTGTCTTCACTTCGGCAATCACAGACCAGTCGCTATTTAAGCCGTCGGGGGTTGCCAGTTGCCACTCGTTCCCGGGACCGTCTGCGCACACGAGCCAGTCGTTCGCCTCGATGCCATACGATTCGGGGATGTTCTCGACAATCCACTGCTCATAGTCGCGGCCGAAACGCATGAAAGCGTTGTCCGGTATTTCAGTCGGGTTCAGCAAGTAATTAAGTTGCTCCCGGAACCCTGACGGTGTGCTGGCCTTGGCAACTGCGGTCGCACTGACCCCACGCCGCCGTGCCCGGTACCATTCATCAGTGCCCGACTGGGCGATTTTGCGCGAGTTCATTTAGTATCCTTTCGGCGAGTTGTGTCTGCCTTGCCGTTAAGTCTTGCACATACCTCCGACGCGTATTCGACTTGCTCATCGGCTGGATGCCGTTGCGGATCACACGAGTTTGACGGTAGGGGCGTGTCCACTTGTCCCGGGACTCGAGATTGCGCTTCAGTGACTCTCGGGCTTGCTTGCGGTCGCGGCGGTCTGCCATCCACATCTCTGCCCGGATGCCGTTCAGTTCCTGCCTGACTTGCTCGTAAAGTTCAGAGTCCACGAGCCGCCCGCTTCTCTGCCCAGAACTGTGTCGAGCACTGCCCGGTAAACACGATGCTGTGGTTAATCATGTGCATCGTCTCGTTAGGCGACACTGCGCCACACTGCTCGCAGACCATGATGACTGGAACATATGCGACTGGCTGGGGTTCGTCGTAAACATCCCAGTCGAACAGGTATTCGCTATTCGTCATCGTCGTCGCCTATGCGAGTGCCAGCCTTGTTCAAATTGTGATAATGCCGGGTCAGGTCGTGGCGGCCGACCTGTGCGAGAGCCTTGGCAATTGCCCCACCGCTACGGTTCAACGCCTTAACGACACGCTCCGGATGCAGACCATTATCGTGCAACCATGCGGCCTCCTCGCCAATCTCCTGACGGCTCATGCGCGACTCTTTCACGACCGCACCGCACCATAAAGCATGACACCGCAGCCGAGCATCGCAATCATCATGCCGGTCTGGACTGCACCGTTCGGGGTCCCGGTGATTTCCATGAACCCACCGGCGGCGGCGATGACCGCACCGATGGTCGTCATGGCGACACCGACAGCGTACGCGATCATGCGAGCACCGCCTTGCCCTGTGCCAGCAGTGCCTGCAACTTGTTGCGGTCTTCAAACGCGTTACGGTAGAACCAGACAGCGCCCTCGGGCGATTCAGCCCAGTTGCCGTAGTTCTCCTCATAGTGGGCGGCAAGTTCAGTGATGAGTTTGTAATCTTCTGCGCGGATGGTGCGGATGTTCATTTTGTTTTCCTTTACTTTGGAAGGCCTTGTGTTGTGGTGGCCTTGATGTGTTCAATGTAGCACACTTTTTCCACAGATTACCAAATTGCGCACCAGTTTGATAACAGTTTGGTAACGGCAAAGAGATGGGGGACACCGCCCACAACAGCAGTGCCCCCCTAGAGTGCCCACCGGGAAAGGATAACCGGGGGCAAAGACTGTTAATGCTCTTTCAGGAACTCATACGGGTCGACATTCTTACCCTTGGCCTTAATCGCCAAATGCAAATGCGCACCATAGTGATCGGGCTTGCCGAACCCGGAACCGCCGACGAACCCGATGACATCCCCGGCAACCACCTTTGTGCCGTTCTTCACATTCAACTTGGACAGGTGCAGATACTCCGAGGTGTACCCTGCGCCATGGTTGATGACGACCATGAGACCGCCAGCACCAGCACCCACACTGTTCGCCAAAGTCACCACACCGCCCTGACAGGCCTTTACAGGGGCACCGACGGCCTTTGGGAAGTCCAGCCCGGGATTCACTGACCCGCGAGCCTTATGCTCTGCAAAACCGTCCAGCATCGTATAGGGTGCATTCACCGGGAAAATCCAACCCGACTTCTTAGCGGCTGGTTTCGCTGCTGGTTTCTTTTTCGCGGTCATACTGCTCCGTTCATTATCTGGGCGACCATGATGCCGATAGCGGCAAAGATGCCCGACACTCCCCACACTTTCACCTCAAGGCTGCGGATGCGGCGTTCATGATCGTCTACCTGTTTCGGGTGGTCGCCAAGTCGCACCTCAAGTTCCACCAGTTTTTCGTAAATCTTCTCGAGGGTGATGGTCACACCGTGCGGCTCAATCACTTGCTCGCCTTGGTGAACGCTTGGTCAATCTCACCGTTGTCAATGACACCGTCAGCAACATACGCGCGAGACAGGGCTTCAGCGACCTCCATGATGCCGACGAATGCGGCCATGAGTGCGGACTGCCACAACTCGATGCCGGCGACCGTACCAGCCGCGAGGACAGCGGACACCTTGAGGACGATAAGCGCAGCCATACGCTTGAGGATAGTTACGAATAGTTTTGCCATGGTTATCTCCTAGGTCAATTGGATAGTGCACATAATGGTGTCCGGGTTAATCTCCCACTGGATGCCGCAAATCGTGAGTGTGTCATATGCGCCACCGTTCAGGCTCGCATTCTGCACCCGCACCGA